TTATCGCCAGATTCGTCATGACTAGAGTAGATCGGGAAATCAATGAAAGGAAGAAACGTCATGCAGAAGATTGAACACGACGTCTACGTCATCATCAACGAGCTCGGCGCACAGGCCGAAGTGGTGATACCGCCCTTCGAGCTCAACGACATCCGCCGGGAGCGCAACGAGTACCTGGCCCAGACAGCCTCTGACCTGTACGACCGCATTGTGTTTATGGTGCGCAGCCAGGAGCTGGAATACGACCCCGAGCTCGATGAAAACGATGACGGCCCAACAGTCGACATCCTGGTTCGCATGGGCATGTTCTCCATGTCCACAACCTTCTGGCGCGATACGCGGCGCGAGAGGCAGGATCGCTTGAAAGAGATCATCAACGAGTTGTTCGCGGGCGTTCTGGATATAAAAAAGAACTATGACGACATCGTGAGAGAAGAGGAAGAGGATGAGAAAGCGAAGTAAGTACCGTCCGCGGGGCTTGATCTACGACACCATGAACCATGTGCTGTCGGGAATGAAGGTGGTGGGCGCGATCAGCGCTGGCACCACACTCAAGATCAAGAACCATGCGTCGTTGGAAAACGTGCGCATGGGCCAAGGCACAAAAGACGACATTGACGTTCTCATCAGCGCATTCAACATCACAGAGGCCTTGGCTTTGATGCGCATTGGGGATGACTGGAAGGATGAGATTCGGGCCGCGCAAGACGCGCTCCTGGCTGTGGGACGCCGGGGCGTGGAGACTGGCAAGTTTATTTTGCGCGGACCCGAGCTCACCTCTTTCAACTTGGCCATGGAGATCCATGACGCACAGCTCGATGCCTGTACTGTATCCGAGTTGGAAAAGGCAATGGACTTCGTTGAGAAGATTGTCAAAAACAAACAAGCACGGACCATCATTCAAGGCAAGCATGCAAAAGAAGAAAACGTCAGCGCCTGAAGGCGCGGCACCACTATCACAAGAGGAGCTCAAGGCTTGGTGGCCCTTTGAGCGGTTGGACCCGAAGAGGTTCCCCAAGCAAAACAAGGCCACCGAACCCAGTCCAATTTCGGACATTGAAGAAGCACTTTTTTAAGGAGAGCCCCATGGCAAAGCCATACGCAAAGAGAACACTGAAGGTGATGGAACACTTTCGCAAGCACCCCAATGCCCCTGTCGCAGAGGTAGCTGGGAAATACAACATGGCCATGTCGCACGCCTACAGGCTGCGCAAGCAGGCTAAGGAGCAGGACCTTGCAGCGCAAGGTTGGCTGCCGCCTGGGGTGTTGCCTGTGCCAGAGGTCTCCCGTCCAATTGTCAATCCAGAGATCACCATGGAGCCCGATGAGACGAACGTGGACCAGGTCCTCGATTCGCGGGCCAAGGACTACGGCAAGTTCATTGAAGGCGCGGAGATCATGCAAATGCTCAAGCGCTTGGTGCACAACTACATCGAGCAGCGCCAGACACCTTTGGCTTTTGATCAGCGCGAGGCGATCGACATGATCATTCATAAAATGGGCCGCATCATCAATGGCAACCCTGACAAGGTGGACCACTGGGTCGACATTGCTGGCTACGCCACCCTGGTGGCCGAGCGCCTTGAGGGGAATGTACGATGAACGATTCCGTTGTAGGCCTACTGTTGGTTGTCTGGGTGGCTGCGGCCTGGCTCACACATGTCGTCGTCTCTATTGCAGCGTCCAAATGGATACTACTGCTGGTCGGGGCCATCTTTTTCCCCGTAGGCTGTGTGCACGGTACGGGCATCTGGTTTGGAGTGTTTTGATGAACACCACACGCATCAAGCCTGAAGAAGCGCGGGCCAGGGTCCTCGCTGCTCTGCGCGCGCACGACTACAAGGGCAAGACCTCGGAGCTGGCACAGTGGACGGGGCTGCCGTCTTCTGTTGTCCGTCGCGCGGCCTTGTTCTTGGCGTCCAACAACCAAGTGGTTTCGGTATTGCTGCCCGGGCGCGGGAAGGGGGAATACCTTTTCCACCTGCAGCAGCTCGACCTGTTCGAAGACCAAAAACCTCCGGCCACGATATGGCAGAAGGTCAAGAGTTGGTTTCGTTAAAAAGGGCCCCGAGGGGCCCTTTTTATTTTGCCTCGCCCCAGCTCGGGCCAACTTCCACGTCACACCGGTTGGGCACTTCCATCTTGACGCAGTTCGCCATGATCTGAGCAGCCTGGATTGCTTCGTCCTTGGTGCGCACGGACAGGGCCAGCTCATCGTGCACTTGGAGGATAGGATCGAAGCCTGCCTTTTTCAAGGCCACCATGGCCGCTTTGGTCTGGTCTGCGGCAGACCCCTGGATTAAACGATTGAGCCCCTTGTAGGTGCCTGCGCGCTTGATCCTGGAGCCGTATTCAATCACCGCCTGTTCACGCGGCAGCGCTTTGTTCACGCCCCACTCCATCGGCTCCCAAAGTGGGAACCGGCACTTGCGTCCAAGCAGTGTGCGGATGGACCCGCCAGCGGCTGGGTGGTCAATGCGTTTCATCACCGCGTTCACGGTGCCCTTGAGGAACGGGACGTTGTGGTGGAAGCGTGTGATCAGCTCGTCTGCTTCGTGCGCCGACAGGTCCAGCTGCGCAGCGAGCTTGTTCTTGCCCATGCCGTACATCAGGCCCAGGCCGATCGTCTTGGCTGCCTTGCGTTTGATCCCGGCCATGTCCGCGACCATTTGGTGGAAGTCGGTGTTGGGATCGTTGTTGTAGGCGTCGACCATGGTGTCGGCCCCGGGCAGGCCCAGGAGGCTTGCGTAGTGCACCAGGAGCCGCGGTTCTTGGGACGAGAAGTCATTTGATGCCCACATGTGCCCCTGCTCCGGCAGGAACAGGCCACGCACCATCGGGCCAATGATCTCGTGCCGGGCAGGCACCTGCTGCAAATTGGGGTTGGCCATGGACAAGCGTCCTGTGACCGTGCCGCCGTCATCAGAGCGCATCTGGTTGACGTGTGGGTGGATGCGCCCTGTCTTGGCACTGAAGTCCATGTACGGCTGCAGGAAGGTGCTGTGCGTTTTGTTGGTCTCGCGTGCCTCGATGATCATCTTGGCCAGCGGGTGTTCGTGGTTGTCGAGGAACTGCTTGGTGAAGCTCGGCAGGCCGTTCTCTGTCTTACTGTACTGGATGCCCAGGCGGTCGAAGGCGTTGGCAATGGACTGCGCAGCCCAGATGTCAATCTTGACACCGGCTTGCTCTTTCATCTCTTTGAGCAACTGGTGCTCGCGCACCTTCATGCGGTCAATCATCAGGCCGCACTTCTCTCTGTCAAAGCGGATGCCCTTGCGGGTCATCTCCAGCAGCACAGGGAACACATCGGTCTCGACACCAAAGATGGATTCGACCTCGTCCTGGCGCATCTTGATCTTGAAATGCTGCCAGAGCTTGAGGGTCAGCGCCGCGTCTTGCTCCGCGTATTCACCGACGTACATCGCAGGGAGCTTCCAGAGCTCCTTTTTAGGATGGACACCGAAATCGGCTGCGGCCTGCTTGAGGCCCTGCTCACTCTTGATTTCTTGGAGGTAGTCGAAGCCAAGCGCGTTGAGGCTGAAACTGAATCGGTTCTCGTCGAGGAGAGGGGCCGCGAGCATGGTGTCCATGATTCGGCCATTGATTGTGAATCCACTTGCACCCAGCCACCCGGCGTCATAGGCTGCGTTATGCATGATCTTGTCGGCGGGGGTGGCCAGAACGTCTTTGATCCATCGTTCCACCATCCTTTTATCGAGATTACCTCCTCCAGCATGAGCAACAGGATAGTACCCAGACCACCCATCCACAGCGATGGCATATCCAACAATAAACCCGTCAGCACGAGGCCAGCCGGGACCAAAAGACTCCAGGTTCGGATCGCATGTTTCGAGGTCAATTGCTATCTCCTTGGCTGTGGATAAGTTGGGGAAGGTTTCCGGGGCGACCCACTCTGTGGGGGTCGGAAAAAGTGGCATGGTTCTCATAGCATAAAGCCTTTATCTTGAAACTTAGGAAGCACTAAGTGCAATGATTTCTTCGCGCGGGTAATGCCCACATAGAACAGTCGGTTCACGTTGTCCCCGTTCTTCTGGAATTCTTTGGCGAACTTTGTGGAGATATCCATGAGCAACAAGACGTTGTCCGCCTCCCCGCCCTTGGCTCCGTGGATTGTGGATAACTTGACCCGGCTGCCGTCTCCGAGCTTGCCGCCGCGGCGCAGCACAGAGATCAGGTACTCGCGCTTATCGTTGGCAATCTTGCCCAGGGCCTCGTGCCAGATTGGTGTGGACAGCAGCCCGTAGCTGGCCTGCAGCTGCTCCATGGCATAGAGCTCGTTGCGATCGCCCTTGAAGCTCCGATGTCCGCGGGCCACGTAATCCGAATCAAGATACCGGTAGATGTTGGCTACTTCCTCACCGCCAACCAGCTGGTTCTTGCGCAGACGCTCCCAAGCAATGACGGCCTTGAGGATGGTTGGTCCCACGCTGGGAACACCGCTGCGGTCAAACAACACGCCCTTGCCCTTGAGCCATTCGCCTACAGGGTTGAGCAGATAGTTGGTGCTGGCCAGGATGAGCCATTCACCGTTGTCTATGGGCACGTCCTCGAAGCGGTAATAGGTCATCACGTGGCCTTCGAAGTCACGAGGCTTCCACACCTTTGGTTGACGCTCACGGATGCGGTGCACAACTTGGTTGGCCAAGCGGTGCACGGTGCTCGGAACGCGGTAGGACTGCTGCAGCACTTTGATCGTGCCGGTGAAGGACAGGAAGCTCTTGACGTCTGCCCCGGCCCAGGTGAACACAGCCTGATCGTCGTCGCCTGCAAGGTAGACCCGCTTGGCTTTGGAGGCCAGTGCTTCGACCAGTTGCCACTGCAGCCGGGATAGATCCTGCGCTTCGTCAACAATCAGAACCTCCAGTGAAGGCAGCTGCTCTGCGTCGCTGACCACCATCTCCAAGAGGTCGGTGAAGTCCAGCAGGTCCTTGCTGCGTTTGTAGTGACGGTAGGTCCGCTCGACAAACTCAAAGTGATGCCACTCGATGTCCAGCCCTGACTCGTTGTAGTGCTGGCGCAGGTCAATGCCGCGGATGCGGGCCAGATTGATCTCGTTGAGGATGGGGTTGTCTGGCTTGGACAGGTCCGTGTCGTCGTCAGCATTGATCTTGATCTCAATGCCTGCTTGCGCTGCGAACTCGCGGTAGTTCTCCGCCTGCATAATCAGGTCTGGCTTGACGGACAGCACGCGGTAGGCGAGGCTGTGCAGCGTACGGAAGAACGGGAAGTCGGTCTTGGGGTGCAGTTGCGGGAACTTGGTGAGAGCCCTGTCGCGCGCTTCGTTGGCAGCCTTTCTGGTGAAAGAAAAGTAGCCAATCCTTGCAGAGGAAATCCCTGACTCGAGCTCGCGGTCCACGACGTTGAGCAGGTAGGTGGTCTTGCCAGACCCCGGAGGGCCGAAGACCTTTTCAATCGTCGGTGTCATGGTCCCACATATCCTGTGTCCAGACAATTACGGGAGTGTCTTCTCCCATGTACGCGCCTTCGATGTTGAACTCAATGAACTCGCGAGCTTCCTCACTGTCCATGCCATCCTTCATCAGGTTTTCACGAATGATCTCGGCGTCGTAAACCAGCACATTGACAGTGGTGTTGTTGCGCCAAATGCAGGCCGGACCAAGGATTGCGTTGTCGTGATCATTGATTTTTAACATCAGAATGGACTCCCTTCGGTGCGTTGTGTTTGTGTGTCGAACGGCGCTTCTTGTTTGCCGAAGCGCGGGATGCGCCAGCAGCGCACAGCGCGGCCCTTGAGGAACAGGCTGATGGGCTCGCCACCGATGTCCCGCAGGCGCTGGGCCATCTTGGGTGCGGTGAGCGATTTGAAATTGTTGCGCAGCAGGTGCGCGTCAAGGTCCTTGATCCGGAAGTAGGTTTTCGCCTCATCCTCATCCGTCCATGGGCGGCCCATGAGCATCTCTTCGCGGGCCAAGGCCTGTTGCATGTGTGTCGTGAACTCTTCCAGCAGGTCCATGAATCTCCCGACCACACTGGTGTCCTCTGATGCCACGGTGATCTGCTCAGTCTCTACCATTTCTTTCAAAAGGGCGTTAAGTGTGTTCTCCCAATCAATTTTTCGCAGCGTAGGAGGCACGGTGTTGATCTTTTCCAGGCATGCCTTTTGGAATGCAGCTTGGTTGTAGAGCATCTCTGTTTCAAGCTCTATGCGCTTGCCATTGACGTCCAGGAACCACAGGGGTGGGTCGCTGGCGTACTTAGACAAGCTGGCTATTTGAGCTGCATCAGGGGCGTGAGCCCCGATGCCGAACTTGCGAGTACGACAGAGTCCAGAATTGCAAAAGCTGTTAAGAGGCGAGTCCTTGCACTTGTATTGATAATCCTTTTTGCCAGCCTGTTTGATGATGATCTGGACCTCATTGTTGGGCAGCGGGGGAGCAACGTATTTGAGGTTGTACTCGACCATCTTGTCTTCCCACCCACCCGGGTGGGCACGTTTAAGATAGACCCCAATGTTGAATAGCCCATTATTGCGGGTGCCTTCCGGAAACCCTTGCGCACAAAGAGCTTGTAGGCAAGGCGGGCCGTCTTTGATGGGGCTCTCCGCTTGTTTAGGCGGCTCAGGGAAATTGAGTGGCGTGTCTTGGACGTTGGCAGCGTGGAGCTCATAGAACTCCTCAAGGGTCGCCGCAGAACCGTCGGCATTGAATGCATACCTTGTACCCGAATCCCCGCCAAAGTACGGAAGGTTGAGGAAGTTGCCGGTGTCTCCTCGGTCCACGAGGATCTCTGCTTGTTTGGGGAATATTTCTCGGCCCGCCTCACCAAGGAGTGCAGCTGCGTTTTTGAGGTAGGTTTGGAAGTCACGAGCTGGTGCAGGATTCTTCGTGAAGAGAAAGACATGCGCGCCTCCTGATTTGCTGCGGCACACGACGAGCGGCAGCTTCAATTGATGAATTTTTTCAACCAAGCCTTTATGGTCGAGTGGGTACTGATCAATATCGATACAGCCCCAGATGCAAGTGTTGTCAGCACGAATTGGGATAATGCCCAGGGACGGGTCAACCCCCGCAAAATGCTGGACCCATAAATCGTCAGTAGGTGGCTTACGAACCACCGTGGCTTGTCCCGCCTGCTTACCATCGCCTCGCTCCGATTTAATTCTGTAGGTGCCATAAGCGATGTCGAGGCCGCTAAATATGGCTTTGAATCTGGTGATGTCGGTCATACAACTCTCTATAGAAGGCGGGGCCGCTGTTCGCAGCGGCCCCTAAACTCAAAATGGTGCAGCGTTCGAGCTTGCAGCGCCTTCAGCGTGCTCGTGCTTGACCTTGACGTCACCAGCATTGATCTGCTGTGCGAAAGACTTGGCAGCCGTATAGGCGTTCATGTCTTCCACTGGACCGACCTTCTCCACTTCCCAACCAAACCACTTGCCCTTGTCATTCGACTCGGCCTGTGTCGTCAAGCGATACAGGTGGCTGTACATGGGAGGCGTGAACGGACCGTTCTTGCCCATCATCTTGGTGGACATCAACATGCTGTTCCACTTGCGTGACTTCTTCAGTTGTGTCGACTTCATCGTGATCAACGCGGGCTCTGGGATGCCGCTGTCGTTGATGACCATCACGTAGTGGTTGGCCGTGTTCTCGATGTAGTTGCCGTTGTCCAGATAGTCCTTGCTGTCGCCCGGTTCGCGGTGCGTGCGCGTGAGAATATCGGACGTAGCAGGGTAGACAGAGATTGGAGCGCCGCTGCCCGAGCCGCGTGGTGCCCACTCGATGTACTGGCGAACGTAGGCCACTGGGATGACCAGGATGCCTGCCTTGCCGTCATGCAACTCACCTGTGACGGTGTTCATGATCATGCCAGGCAGCGCGCCGTCCACTTCACCCACTTCTGGGCTGGTGTTGGTCAACAGACGCAGGAACGGAAGCGCAAAGTCTTCCTGGCCCATGCCGTCAAAGCCACTGTTGGCATCATCTTCAAATGCGTTGCCCAATGCAACTGCGTACTCTTTGTTCTCTTGAACTGCAACTTGATTCTTGCTCATGATTGATTTCCTTTAGGCTGATTTAATGGTCGCTTTTTGGCCGATGAATACGCCAAAAAGTTCTGTTGGAAACGCAGTGCCGCGCTCCGTTTGCTCACGAACCCAGGCCTTGAGAGTCTGGGATTCGATCTTCTGCGCTTGCTCCACAGGGTAGCTTTGCTCACGCAGCAGATTCAGTAGGGTCTCGCACAGTTGGTCTTCTCCTCGACCGAACCGCACGGACACAGTGTTCTTGATGATGTCGTCGTAGCCGTTGTCACGCAACCATTCGTAGGCCTGGGCCCGGTTCTCTTCCTTAATGGAGGCAGAGTAGAAAGGCTTGACAGTGATCTTGCTGCCGTCCGACATGGTGAATTCCTTCATGCCAAGCTCAGTCAGCATGTTGGGCAGTGTCTCTTCTTGCATTTTGCGCAGCTGCTCCGCGCGCTCTTTAAGAACAGACTCCATTTCTTCAATTTCTTTTTCCAGCATCTTGGCACGCTTGGCCAATGCTGCAACAGAAGACAGGTCCTCATCCTTTACGGTGAGAGCACCTGCGTCCTCTTCAAACATGGAATTTAAATTACTCATCGATTTCTCCTTTCTGGGTGACGTCAATTCTGACAGGAAGATACAAGTGCTCGCGGCGATCCCACTTCAGCGCTGTGTAACGGCCATTGTTGAAAAATGCAGCAATTGAGCAGGCCAAGCCAATTGCTACGGGGTCCCCTGCCAAAAGCAGGAAGTCCTCGTCAGTGTAATTGCGCAGTTTATTACGCAATGTGCGGATCGTGGGTGCAGTGCTGAACGCAATCTGGTTGTATGTAGGCAGCAAGATCTTCATCTCACCAAACTTCATAGCAGGTGTCAAATTGTGATTTGGCATCTCTTGCACAACAAATACGGTTGTCATGTTTACGCTATCCTTTCTTTAAACGTGCATTTAGTGTACACTACTTTCCAGGTTGTCAACAACCTTTTTTAGAAAGACAGAAAGCAATGGACTATTTTTTGAACAGCTACCCCTTCAAGAACCAACCGTTCACCCACCAAGCCGCATTCTTGCAGCGTTTTTGGGAGGACCCGGAGGTTGCGGTACTCGCAGAGATGGGCACTGGCAAAAGCTTTATGCTCATCAACAATGCTGCGATGCTCTATGACAAGGGCAGGATCAATGCGATGCTTATCGTAGCACCCAAGGGTGTGTATCGCAACTGGTTCACGTCCGAGATCCCCAAGCACATGCCAGAGCACATCCCCCTGGCCATGGCGTGCTGGTCCCCGTCTCCGCGCAAGGCCGAGCAGGTGGCCATGGAGAAGATGCTCAACGCTGTTGACCATCTGCGGGTGCTGGTGATGAACATCGAGGCGTTCAGCACGGACAAGGGCATGCTGTTTGCCCGCACCTTCTTGCGTGTGACCAACGCCTTCATGGCCATCGACGAGAGCACCACCATCAAGACGCCCGGGGCCAAGCGCACCAAGAGCATCATCAAGGTTGGCAAGGAGGCAAAATACCGCCGCATCGCCACTGGTTCGCCCGTTACCAAGAGCCCCCTGGACCTGTACAGCCAGTGCGAGTTCCTGGGCAACGACTGCCTGGGCTACCACAGCTTCTACGCCTTCCAAGCCCGGTACGCGGTCCTCATTGAACGCAAGATGCCAACCCACACATTCAAGCAGATCGTCGGCTATCGCCACCTGGATGAGCTGCAGAAGAAGCTCAACAAGTTTGCCTTCCGCGTGACCAAGGATGAGTGCTTGGACCTGCCTGACAAGGTGTTCGTGCGACGGGAGATCGAGCTCACGCCAGAGCAAAAGAAGTACTACGAGCAGATGAAGCTCATGGCCCTGTCCATGATGGACGACGGCTCGATGATGACCACCAATAATGCGCTCACGCAGATCATGCGGCTGCAGCAAATCTGCTGTGGCCACGTCAAGCTCGACGATGGCCGTCAAGAGGACATCCCCAGCAACCGCGTCAACGAACTGCTCGCGCAGATCGAAGAGGTCGAGGGCAAGGTGATCATCTGGGCCAACTACCGCAGGGACATCGAGAACATCAAGCTGGCGTTGCAGGAGAAACACGGCATGACGTCGGTGGCCACGTACTTCGGCGACACAGAGGCCGAGGAGCGCCAAGAGATCGTGACCAACTTCCAAGACGCTGACCATGATCTGCGGTTCTTCGTTGGCAACCCCCGTACCGGTGGCTACGGCCTGACGCTCACAGCGGCCAAGACCGTGATTTACTACAGCAACAACTTCGACCTCGAGGTACGCCTGCAGTCCGAGGACCGCGCTCACCGCATCGGCCAGACCAACAAGGTGACCTACGTCGACTTCATCAGCCCGGGGACCGTGGACGAGCACATCGTCAAGGCCCTGCGCAGCAAAATCAACATCGCCAACGCAGTGCTCGGAGAAGAGCTCAAGGAGTGGATCAAATGAGCGAAGGATTGTATGAAATGGTGACCTACCCAATGGGCGGAGTATTTTTGCCTGCGGGCGTGTACTCGCTTGCCGATTTAGAAGAACTTGTCAAAGCTGTTCAAGAGATGGAACGGCGACATCACGACGCTCTGCAGAAGTCAATTCAGGCAGCCAAGCTCGACTTCGAAGGACCAAAATGCAACTGATCCCGGTCAGAAACAAGTTCGTCTACCCCAAGCTCCAGCGCCTGGACCTGCCCACGGGCCGCGTCTATACGCTCGATGGCTGCGATCCGGTGCCAAGCGTCACCACCATCCTGTCTGCAACCAAGGACAAGGCGCATCTGGAAGAGTGGTCCCGCCGTATCGGCGAGGAGGAGGCAGAGCGCATCAAGAACGAGGCTGCACTGGTGGGCACGCACATGCACAACGTCGTGGAGCGAATGCTCCTGAACAGGCCGCTGGAGACGCCGCGCACGTGGCTACAGGTCAGAGGCTACCGCATGGGCTACACGCTGATCGAGAAGTTCTTCCCACACGTGGACGAAGCGTGGGGCACGGAGATTCCGCTGATCTACCCGGGCCGCTATGCGGGGACCTCGGACTTCATTGGTGTGTACAAGGGCAAGCCCTGCATCGTCGACTTCAAGCAGACCAACAAGATGAAGCGCCGTGCGTGGATCGAGGACTACTTTGTCCAGCTTGCTGCGTACGCTGTTGCGCATAACCAACAGCATGGCACGGCCATTAACCAGGGCGTGATTTTGATGGTGTCGCAGGAAGGAGAAGTGCAGGAATTTGTCTCCGTTGGCCGCGAGTTTGATGGCTATTGCGACCAGTGGTGGCGACGGGTCGTGGCGCACGAAAAAAAGGGCCCGGGGCCGGACCCGGGCCAAAGTACCGTCGGAGGTGGAGAGCCCCTGCCTGAGGCGTAGACGGCAACTGCAACTTAGCGAAAACCTGCGGTCTTCTTCGCGATCTTTTTTGGCTGGGCAACAAATTGCTTGCCTGCCTTTTTCCCAGCACGCTTGGCCCTGGTCGTGGCCGCATACTCTGCCGGGGATAGTGATTTGATGGCAGCCTCAGGCAAGTAGCGTTCGCCTGTCTTGCTTGAGGGCTTGCCGGACTTGGTGCGCCATTTCTGGTCGCCCCAGTCTTTAAGGGATTTCTGCGGTGCTTTCATACTCAGTCCCGGTATCCGCCGCCAGCAGCCTTGTATTTCTTGGCCACAAGCTGGGCTTTGCGGGCTGACCATTGGCCTGCGCCAGTGCCCTGAGTTGCTGCGGCCTTCACCTGACTGACGATCCGCTTACGCAGCTCGGGCTTGGTGTAGTTGCCCGCCGCATTGACCTTGCCTCCGTCTTTGTAGGACGCAGGCTTTGCCTTCGTTGCCATGGTTTAGTTGCACCCACGCTTGGCGACGCCCTTGCCCTTCATGGCCATGCCACCCGAGGCCATCTTGCCTTTGCCATCGGCTGCAAAGGCAGGCACTTTCTTGCCGTCCTTCATGACCATAGGCATGCCGCCCTTGGCCAGCTTGGTAGGAGCGGCACCCTTGTGCAGGCGACCCTCGTGTTTGTTGACGGCCTTCTGCATGGCGGCTTTGTCTTTTTTCATGTCGGTGTGTTTCATGGGAGCTCCTTTAAGGTCGGGGTTGAGGTTGGGGCTGCTGACGTTGTTGCAGCATCTGGCTAAGTGGATCATCCGGGAACAGCATCTGGTACATGCTCGGGGGAGGAGCTGTAGGAGCCGGAGGGGGAGGCATGCGCTGCGACACAGCGGGCATGCCGCGGGTCGGCGGCGCTGGAGGCAACTTTCGCAGCATGGTGGCGGCGCTCTCTCGGCGTGCAGGAGAAACTCCTTCTGGGAGCCCTGCCATGCCTTCGATCGGCGTCTCGCGATCCCCCATTGCAAGCTGGGAACCCTCTACCGAAGTAGCGGTAATCATGGCCCGGGGCAGTGCACCGAGAGACTGCATTTCGCGCAGCAGGAGCTTGCCCTGTTCAGGAGTCCGCCCGTTGGCCAAGGCATTTGCTACTTTGGGATCGGTCATTGCACGCACCATCATCTTGCGCTGCAACTCGTCTTCCATGGAGGACAGCAGGCGAACGCCCAGACTGATGCCCGCGCCTTGGCCCGAGATACGGCCTCCCATGACATCGCGGCCATAAGTTGCCAGACCTGGGATAGACACACCAAACATGCGCTTGAACACATCGCTGGTGGACTCGAACCGAGGAGCAGTGCCTGTGGCAGCTGTAAGAGCCGCGTTTCGGGCTTGAATGTCTGCCAAAGCGGCCAAGTCCCTTAAATGCTTTTCCTCGAACAATACCTTCAATGACTTGCTGTTTGTATCGATGAACTTTTTCAAAGAAAGGCCCTCTAAGGCACCTTCCTTGGAGATGTCAAATACCGCACGGCGCAGCGCATCAAGACGATCGGGATCACCCTTAACTACACTAACCAGCTTGCTCATCTCAATGGGGCTCGACAGAGCCTTCTCCAAGATGATGGCGTTGTCGGTCCCAGGACGCAAAGTCTTCTTCAAAAAGTTGTCAAACTCTGTGTCCTGTGCAAGCAGTTCTTTCTCACGAATGGCTCCCAAACGAGTAGAGACGCTCAACGACGTGTCGACTTCATTTTGCAAGGTCTCGCGCACCTGTTTAGGCAGAGCAGAGACAATGTTCTGGTTCTTCTGCAGAACATCTTGAAGTTTTTTGGGGCTGATGAGGCCATCCTTGTCAAAGATGTTTTTGCGCTGCAGCCAATCTAGGGTGCCCTGTTCCAGTAGCCGGAGACCTGTGGGGTCGTTGCCGATCATGGCGGACAGGTTACGCACATCGTCGCCACTTCTAAAGGCAACAGCCAACACCTGCTCGTTGGGGGTAGAGAACCGAGTAGTTCCGCCCTCGTTGCGCTTTCTTCCAATGATCAAAGGCAGGCGCTGCTCGTACACACTGCGGTAGTCGTCAAGGACAGTCTTCATCGCATCGCGCTCACTCTTCATGCGCGGCACGTTGTTCAGGATCATCTTCTCAAAGTCGTTGAAGACCTTGTCACCTAGCGCCCGATACTGGTCAGCGTTATCGACCCGTGAACTGCGGCTGCCTGCCAGTACTGCGTTGTACTTGTCAAGAGACTGGTTGCGGAAACGCGCGGCGGCTTCGAGGTAATCAATTGCCTCAGGGACGTTAAGGTCAACCGGGTTATTTGCATCGGCAATCCGCTTAGCATCTTGTCCAATATTCTTCACGTTCATGGTAAGGGTGTCATCCTTGCCCATGCTCAAGCGAACATCCCCTGTCTCGGGGTTGTATTGGGCCGACCTGCCCAGCGCTTTTATATCAGTGAGTTCTTTTGCGGTGGGATTGGCCTTAATAATTAAACGAAGATTCCCCAGAACGTCCTGAACAGTTTTGTTGTCTTGGGCTGCAAAATCTTTTGCTAAGGGCCCACTCATCTTCGCTGCCAGCTTGGTGTCCTGCAGCGCATTCATGTATTTTTGAACCAAGAGATCCTCGTTCAGCTTTGCTTCCATGGCATCACGGGCCGCGATCCTTGCTTGGATATTCTTGCGCAACGTGTTCAAGGGCTCAGAGCTGGCAATAAATTTGCGCATCTCTGTCGACATGGTCGTGCGGCCCTTAAGCAGGCTGTCATAGGTCTTGAGCAAATCCATTGCAGGCATCTCAATATTGGATGCAGGCAGCAAGGATTTTCCTGTCTCATCTCGAACTGGGAGAGGCACGCCGTCTTTGTCGATGCCCTGGGACAGGCCCATCTTGCGCAGCATGTTTTTGCGCATGCCAACGTCCAGCTCCATTTGAGCTTGCAGCAGTCCACGCAGTTCGCCGTTGATCTTGTCCGGGTTCAGCGGGCCATAGAACTCGCTTAATCGAGCTATTTCTGCGTCAGTAACATCAGTGCGCTGCGCGGCAAAGGAATTAAACAGCTGCTGGCGCTCTTGTTTAACTTGATTGAGGGCAGCCTGCAGCTCCATATTGGCGTCTGGGGTCAAGTCGTCATACAGCGACACCCACCCGGCTTCATTTTTCTTCTGCTGGGCAATCAGCATCTTCTGCGCATCGCTGTTGGCAGGCAGGCTGGAGATTGCTTTTAGCGCCCTGTCGGTAGCAGCAGGGTCCATGGTGCGCTCAACAAAGTTAGGCGAGTAACCAGCTGCCTGAAGCATTGGGTAGTTGGTGAAGATTTCATCCAACCGTGCCAGCGCCTCTCTGCCTTCTGGACTATCTGCTGCGCTGCCCAAAGTGCTCTCTAGGCTCCTTCGTGCTCGCCCTGCCATAACCTTTGGTGCAATGTTGATCAGCGGCAGTTTGTAAAAAGATGCCAAATCGCCAATGGACTCCTTTTCCAGCTCGCCAAGCGATGAATCAAGGCCACCCAATTTCTTCTTGCCGTAACGAACGGCCATAGCCGAGGGCATAGCAGACAGCGCCAGCGGCACACCGATCAATGCTGCTGTAGGCATCAAGTCCTTGAACAACTGCTTCTGTTCAGGATCGTCGTCCGACATGTTCTCTTCAACCGCTTGGCGAAGAGTTTCGTGGGCCGCGCCAAACGCTGCGTCCATAGTGAACGCTTTTTTGGGATTCTTTTGAACAAAGTTCAGGGTGTCATCAGCAATGGCTTTAAATACCCCTGCCCCTGGTTTAGCTGCTTGTACCACGGGCCGTGTTCGGGCGATGAAGGAGAGCACCCCCGTAGGCAGGAGGCCTCCGCCAATGCCTTCAGCAATGGCTCTGCCGTACCGCTCTGTTTCGTTGCGCGGAGCCGTCTCGCCCCGGTTGAACAGCTTGGTCAGGGTCATGACGTTCTTCTCGTCCATGCCCAAGCCTTTGCCGATCCCTTTTACCGCCAAATCAGGCAGTGCAAACAGGCCTGCGGACAGGCCCCAAGAGGCCTGTCGGACCAGGCCCAAAACAGGATCGTCCACGACCTGATCAGGGGCCTTGGCCCGCGGATCGCGGGCAACGGGAGCACCCTCGGCCCTGCCGACAACCTCCCCGGTTGCCATATCAATAAGTTCACCGCGGGTGTTGGTTAGCGTTGCCATTATTGAGTCAGACCTCGCAGTTGAGACGCGGTGTATTGCTGCAGTTTTCCATTGGGCATGCGCACGTGTATGACCGCATTTGGGTTTTGAACATTGCCAAACGTATTGGCCAAGAAATTGTACATTTGTCTTTGCGCTGCTGGATCAGAGCTGACCGTGAACGGATCATTCTTGGTACCTGTAGGCGGCGTATCCCTGACACGATTACGATCGAACACCCCCAGTTTTGTGGCACTACTGTACCATTCGTTCAACAGGGAATTTTCCTTAGTCTCAAGGACCTTGGCAGCAAGTTCAGGGTTCTGCAGCAAGCCATCTGGTTTGGCAATAGGCTCATCGTTCTCCCGTTGCCACTTTTCCTGCTGCACAGAAAGTTTTCCGTCTTGCGAGGCACGGCCACGTGCGAGGTCGCTGAATCCGTTTTTCAGAACGCTGACCACCTGGGCCTTGTTCACATCTGGGCTGACAATAGCATCAGGCAGCAATGGAACAAAGTACTGGTTTTTAACGCCGGTAAAGAATGTCCCTGGGCTATATGCATTGCCGACCACGTCCTTCATGCCTCTTACCGTGGCAAGCTGCCCTGCGATTATGTTCATGTCCTCTTCGATCTTGGCACGCTGCTTGGGATCTTTGGCGACCACAGTATTGGCGGGGCCCAGATCGCGGACAAATGGACTGGCTTCTTGCTCGTTGAAAGAAAGCGCAATTGGGTTCTGCTTGACGGACTCTACGTAAGCCGGGTCGAGGTATGTGCCAACACGAGAACCGGCCTTGTTCTCACCAATCAACATCCCTGCGCCGCCGTCCTTAAAGATAACGCCTTGGCTCTTCATTCGTTCAATTTCCGCCTTCAGTGCGTACTCTGCAATCATGTTTTGACGTGCAGCAGCTGCAGCATCTTGCGCGGTCACGTCGGTAATGGCCTGTTGCAGAGCAGCTGCCTTGCCCTTAATGCTGAGCTCGCGCTCTTGTGCAGCAATCGCAGCCATGCCGCGAGGCAGGCCGGAGGCGGCGTCCGCCAAAGCCATGGCAAAGGTAGGCTTGCGTGTGCTGGCCAACTTCAGACCGGCTTCCGACAACAGCAACAGGGCGTTGATCTTGGCCGACTCCTTGTCGTCGCCCAGGATTTCCGAGAACATAGTGTTGTACTCGCCTTGAGCCTCCTTGATGCGCTCTATCTTTGTTTTCGCCTTTGGTTTCTCCGCTTCTTTGATGAAGTCAGCCACGCCCTTGTCTTCCTGCTTTACTGCCGGTGCTTCTTTTTCAGCACCAAAATCGCCGGGGAAGGCGGCAGTCATGTTCCGCAGAGCGCTTGCAGCAGATGAAGGCTGCGCTAAGTCCTCGAGGGTTTTGCCCTCAGTAACGGTGAAGCGGGAAGGGTCGGCCACAGTAATGGGCTTATCCATGCTCATGGACACCGCCGCAGGCTGGCTTAAGACGCTGTTTTTTACCAGGTCTGCAGCAGAGTCTGTGGGTATCTGACTGGCCAGATCGCTGCCCATGCCGCCCGTGCCGGGACTGCCCTTTCCTGACACATAGGCTGCCCCTGAGCCTACGCCCAGTGCGGGGCCAACAAGGGCCGCGGCGCGCGGGAACTGTTCCGAGAGACGCGACATGCCCTGCTGCAGGCCCTGCGTAAAGGTTGGCTGCAGCAGGTCCCCGCCGCGTTGCACTTGCTCCGCCATAAATCTGCCACCCGGGCCACGGACGTTCTCCAAATATGGCTGGGAGATGCCCTGGGGCGTCATGAACATTCGACCGAGCGCCGCGTTGGCAGCCGAGCCGTATTGGCTGGCCTTGTCGCCTACGAACTGGGCAGCGCGCATCGCGGGGTTGATAAACGCACCAGCGGCGGCATACATCGGAGGCATACCGTCGGGCGTGGGCGGCGCTACTTCGCCGCCGTATGCAAAACCCTGTGGGGCCTCAGCCCCCTGGGAAAAAGGGGGTGCACTCTCCATGCCCTGAGGCATGGGGATACCACCCTGAGGCATGGCCGGAGCAGGTTGAGGGGCACCCATCTGGTCAGGTGGAGGCATCTGGCCACCGGGAGCTTGCGCGCCAGGGGGCATCATCTCCTGACCCTGCGGCAGCGCACCGATACCCGCTTGCTGGGCACCCATCTGGCCCATCAGCATG